TACTGGACATTCGTTCCTGAAATGCCCTGTTTTTTTTAGCTTCCCGATGATTGAAATAGTTGGTAGCCAAGCTACCAACTAAATTCATGCCACCGGCCGCCAGAGCTGCGCCGATCATATTTTTTACTCCTTAAAAGTGGTCAATCATTCCGGGTGTGCCATACATTGGCATAGGCCTAGCACAGATTAATTGGTGATAGAAATCACCTATAAATTCTGGCTCAGAAGGTACCGCGACAACGCGCGATACTGGTGGCGCATCTTCGATGAAGGTCGAACCAAGAGCCGGCAAGGATGCAAAGTCTTGAGAGAGGTGCCACGCGTCAAGAGGAGTGGCTGCATTTGAACGAAATGCTCCATGAATAGTGGATGGTTTATATCGATATTCAGCGAACCTTTCTTGATATCCGAATACATCTTGATCATTTGCGTTACCTTGCGCATATATTTCTTGATTTAGGACGGTTTGCTCACCGATATGAGAAAGCGCAGGCCAATAAAAGTCGAGCTTATCGCTCCTAGAGAACATTTTATTAAGACCCTGCTGATAAGTAAGATCGGCCCTAACATTTATTAGGCCGATAACCACTGAATGCTCAGTGAAGGACTTAGTAAAGCCATGGCCTTGAAAGCTGCTTGTACCCATTGCAGCCAAGGTGCCTTGTGCAGTCGTTCCACTTTCTGAGGTTTGAGCTATCGGCGTTATATTAACCGGCGATGAACCGCCACCAAGATATTCAGGCCTTTGTAGTCGAGAATCAGGAGAGGTAACACCGAAATGAGACTTTATAATTTCTGTATAACGGGTTCCTCCACGGGCATCACGTTCATACATTTTTTGAACTTGAAAGGCTTGCCTTAGTTGATTGATTGTTGAAGCAGTTGCGTTAGATAGATCCGCTTCCAGCGTATCGTTTGGATCGTAAACAAATGGATTAGTGACTACGTCTGTTCTAATGTCGCCAGAATTGCCGACTTCAAGAGCTCGTTCGGCTCCAGAATATCTGGAACCATCGCCGATACTCATATAACCCTGAGCACCTGATAGCCCAGTTTTTAATAGAATGTCGGCATTTTGACCTAAAGGAAGTTCAACGGCAGCGCCTTTTTGCGGCCACGGTAATGATGAGGTGAAATAGTCGTGCCTTTTGCCACGTGGTAACAGCTCATAGTCTGTATTAGCGTCCGGACCATCACCGGTATTTTTTTTAACGGAATCTTGTAGATTTTGATCACGGAACCATTCGTTCCAGATTAAATTATAGGCCCGTGGTAGAAACGCATTTAACTCAATGTTGTTCGCTTGAGTTGGTAGACCGAGGTAATCATATATTGAGCCCTCGGTGAAACCACCGGATGAGGGACCAGAGTCAATAACCGGACAGGTATAGTCGATTGAATCACCGGGGTCTGTTTGCTCACCCATCATTTTTTGAAAGTTAGCCCACAGTAATCGCAGAGGAACTGCGAAGTAGAATGTATCAAGATACAGATTATCCATTAACGGATAAAGAGGGGTTGACATCCTAGCAAAGCCGGATGTTTTAAGGTTAAACGTATCTCCCGGAAGTGCTTCATCCATAAAGAATGGAATCAATTTTCCAGAGTCGAATGTAGTTTTTACGCCGTGAGAACGGTCGAAGCTAGAACGAGGTATTTCAGCTTTTGGTACTTCTGAGAATTTATGGGACATAACGGACTTCATATTGATATTCCTTCTTTCTGTTGTTCAGTTAATATTTCGATTGATGTTGATTTTTTTATCTCATGCGCTCGCGCAATGATTATAGGATTTGTTGATTTTATTCCTGCGGTTTCGTCGTCGAATTCTCCGATGGAAAACAATTGAAAGTCTTCTGGATGTTTACAAACATCAGTTGAGGGATCGTTTGCTAGGTCAGTAAATGCTCTTAAGGCAATAGAGTCATTTTGTAGTAAAAATGGCTTATTATAGAATTTTGCCTTTGTATCAAAGATAACAAACATTTTGATTTTCATTTATAGATCTCTCTTTAATAATTTAGTTTTTTTGAGTTTGATTTTTTCGCCGTCATTGAGACGGGCTTGCGGTTGTTCAATTACATTTTCTTTTCTTGCGTTTTTCATTATTTCATAGGCATTTTCATCCTCTATTTCAAGTTGGGTATCGTAGTACTTAGGCGGTTTCATCTTTATGCCGCGGGCAGTAATGAAATCCTTTTTTAAGTCTCCTTTATATTTATCATACCAAGTTTTACCGATGCCGGGACGACGAGACATCGTTGTAAATTCAGGTTTTATTTTAACCAATTCTCCGGTAGAGGTGTTGGTGTGTTCGTAATGCTCCACGGCGCTTTTACCGAGTTGTTTCTTAAGCACGTATCGTGCGGTGTAAGCGGCTGATTCGAAGGTGACGTCTCCGATCGTTGAGAATCCGTGAGGCCACAGTCTTCCGAGAATAGCTGATGTATAGAGTTTAATATCGTCTCTTGTTGAGTGCAGTTTCCGGTCAGGAAAACAATGGTTAAAGATACAAGCATGATAATGAGGATGGCCAAGTTTGCCATTTTTTGAGTGCTCCAAGTTTTCGCCGTATTCGCCACACATGAAGAATCGAATTGTCGTTCCAGAGTACATTTTTCGATATCGTTTCATGAATTTTTGAAAGTGGCTGAGATTTAATGCTCCATATTCTGGAATGTTTTCAGGAGCATAGGTAAGTGTGATGAACATATTGTCATCCCACATTTGAGCTTCGTGCATACACCGAAGCGCCCATTGACGAGATTTTTCTAGGCGACAGCCTATACATCTTCCGCATGGGATTGTGATTGATTCGCCTTTGAAGCCTGAAGGCATCTGGAAAGAGACGGGTCTCTTTCCATTGGCGTTGGGTTGGGATGCAGGGAAACCTTGCATTGGTTTGTAACATGGCATTTTTATAATCGTATTCCACCGCGCATGACGGGGGAACGAGTGCCATTTTTTTTGTGAGTTCTACCCGCTGAGCGAGTGAACATTTTTTTAGATTTTTTAGTTGGAATTTTTTTGCGTCTCATAATGATGATCCTGTTATTAATTTAAGAGTAAATTTAGTGCATTAGTACGTTTTTGTTTAAGTGATTTTAATGCTTAGTGATTTTTTAATTCCTTTTTAATCTAGTTTAGTTTTTTAGTTTAGACAACCAATTTTTGAGGAATTGGTGTCAGTTAGAACAATTACATCAAGTAGAGGTATTGTTCTAGACTATCGCAAAGCCCCTTTTCGGGGGCTTTTTGATTACTGCAAAAGACCAATCAATGATCACTTCGTTCGATCATTAATCGGTTTTTTCAGTAGTTTTTGGAGCCGGTTCAGGCTCTGTTTTTGGAGCCAGTTCGGGCTCTATTATTGGTTTTTCCGGTGGAAAGTGTGATGTATCAAGGCCCATTTCGGCCATTTCATCACGGTTTTTTGGATCTTGAATATAATCAAGATATTTGGCAGGTGAGTTATCGAAACGATTCCGTATCGATGAGGGGACCGTCTCAAACATAGTTTCGGCGGCAGCAATGATATTCATATGCTGATGAAATTCCTGACCTGTTGGCATAGTACCGTAAACACCTTCATTCGCATTTACATGCTCAAGTATGCCGGTTTTTACTGATTTTCTGAGAATATAATGTATATCGCAAGAGTCTTTATGACTCTGCTCTGTTAGTGAGGGTGCCTCTGAGAAGTCCACAGAGACACGTTTACGGGGTTTTGTTGAGAAGGACATGGTTATTTACCTTTTAGTGATTTTAAGCCCTTTAGAAAGGTCGTCAGGGCGTTAGGGGAGATTCCCAGGGTTTTTGCATTTTTTATTATCTCGTTTTTATCATACATGTCGAGATCAATTTTCTGCAGTCTATTAGTTTGATCTATTCCACGAGCTGAATGAATCATATTTTGGATGTTTTGCCTTTTGACCTGGGTATCTTGGGCGATGTTAAGAGCTGTCATATCAGCAGCTCTTATTTGCGATTCCTTAAGTTTGGAATCAGTTTTAATATTTTGAATTTGCGCCTTTAAGGCGGCTGTTTGTTTATAGCCTTCGGTAGCATCTTTAGCTGAATTTTGCATTACAGCTTGTGCACCTGAAGGCGTTGAGGCTCCGCCTAATTTTGCAGAGAGTATAGGATTTAGACCTGCTTTACGTAGGTCTTTGACTTCGCGCTGATGCGCTGTACTGGACATTCGTTCCTGAAATGCCCTGTTTTTTTTAGCTTCCCGATGATTGAAATAGTTGGTAGCCAAGCTACCAACTAAATTCATGCCACCGGCCGCCAGAGCTGCGCCGATCATATT